TTAAACGTGGTCCTCGACGTCGATCATCATTAAGCTTACGTTGTCACGCATTTCTTTGGCTTGAAGACGCGTTAGCTGACCTGAAGCATAATGATCTTGAATCTCTTGAATTTCGTACTGAAGTCCTTTTCGCTGAATTTCCCTTAAACGGCTCTTTTCCCCTAAAACTCCAGGAGATTCAACATCTTCATCGCTCGACTGAAGAATACTCAACACCGTTTCATGAGAAATCATCAACTTGGCAACAACCTCACTCGGATAGTTCGGATCATTCACAAGCGAGCTTAAAAACTCAATAGCATATTCTTCGCCCTTAATACGGATTTTGCGCATTTCTTCATCGTTGAGATGAACATCTATATTGAACAATTCAGCGATTGATTTTTTGATCGCTTGAAAAAGCACACGAACGCGACCAAGGTATTTCTGAAAAGACCAGAGTGATTCCTTCTCATGCGCAAGAAGGTACTTTTGCTGCATTATGCGTCTTAGATACGTAAAGCAAAGGTAATAATCAACCTCATTTTTGTTGGACGCCTCAAGCAATTTATCTGCCTGATAATCGATAACCTGAATTCTTAACTTTGTTGTAGAAGGTGGCTCTAAATCACTTGCGTCACGAATGGAGGCAATGCGCATGTTGTACGATCGAATAACGTCATTTGTTTCGCGATCAATATCATCATCGGAATCTGCGATTAACCGCTCGATAACCATTCGCAATATTTCGATCTTAATAACCTGAAGCTCTTTTGTTTTCTCATCTTCATCATCTTCTTTAGGAGCCAAAACTGGCAGAAGGAAATTTGCCAAAAGAAGAGTGCATAAAATTACGCCAGAAGCCAAGAAAATAATGAGTGATCTTTGAGGAAAATCAGAACCATCCGATAAGAAAAAAGGAATGGAAAAGATAATCGAAAGCGTGATGGCACCCTTTGGCCCACCAACAGTAGTAATAAGAGCATTACGAATAGTGTTTTTGGTGAGTTTACCGCGCTTTCCCGTTTCAGGGTTTCTCGCAACACAGGTCATTCCAAGGGCCCAAAGAAATCTGAGCACGACAATCAATGCCGTAATGCCTAAAACATAACCAATAACAACAAAGTTATTGATATAAACATCACCCCACGTTGATTGCATTGCCATGGGAAGCTGCATACCAAGAAGAACAAACACAATGCCGTTAAGAGCAAAGCCAAGGACTTTCCATACACTTGAAAGTGCAATGTTCAAACGTGAACGATACGGGGAAACTTTCTTATCATTATTAAGCGACCACACAATGCCACACGCTACAACAGCCAAAATGCCACTCACTCCAATGAGCTCCGAAATAAGAAAGACAACAAACGGCATAGAAACCTCAAACAAAACATGGAAGGTAATGTTGTCGAGGCCTAAATCGCGAATTTTAGAGGAAATAAAGAGGAACAGAACAGCCAAAATGATACCCAACACAATGCCGCCGATAAAGCTAAAGAGTAGCGATGTAGTGGCATCGAGAAGAGAAAAGAACCCCGTGACAGCAGCAGCGATTGCAAACTGAAATGAAACAACACCCGAGGCATCATTGACAAGCGCCTCTCCTTGTAGAATTGCACCTTCTCGTCTCTTAGGTTGAGCCTCTTGCTTGAGTGCTTGTACCGCAATAGCATCAGTAGGCCCTAAAGCCGCGCCCAAAGCAAAAGCGGCAGCCAAAGGAATAGAAGGAATCAGAGCATTAACAGCGAAGCCAACACAAAGAGTGATAACAATAACGAGGCCAATAGCAAACGACAGAATTGTCCCTTTGTTTTCCCATAGATTCTTTTTGTTAGCTTCAAGCGCATCACTAAACAACAGTGGAGCAATAAAGAGAATAAGGAATAGCTCGGGTTCAATATTGATAGTAACGGGCGAAATTGCCAAAAACGCAATTACAACACCAAGACCAATCTGAATAAGAGGCAATGAAACTTTGGGAACGAACTGGTCAACAATCGATGAAATAAGTACCGCGATTCCTAATAATAATATCAGTTCAAAAGTCGCCAAATGATACTCCCAGCATGCGCAAATTTCTTTTCTCATCTTTTATTAAAGCAAATAGCTTATAAGAAAACGAAATAAGCAAATGATTTGCACAACTGCCATTATTGTTTCCGTATCTAGTGTCGTACTTGCGGGCGAATCCCTAAAAACCATCCACAGGATGGTTTTTTTAACGGAATTCCACCCTAATGGGTTCGAGTCATGAATGTCTCATAAAAAAGAAAAAGCTCCATTGCTGAAGCGTAGTTTCAAAATGGTGGACCGTCGGGGACTCGAACCCCGGACCTTGGGATTAAGAGAGCGAATTGTATCGTCTCGTAACGTCTTGTTATATGTAAAGAAGCTGGTCATTGCGGATTATATACTCTTATTTTTTGCCCCTTTGTGACCAAGATGTGACCATTTCTTTTTACTTGTGACCATCGGCACAACTCACTCGTTCAATGAGGTCTCCCACATCAGGCAGATCATAATGCTTGTACGTTATAGCATCGGTGGTATGCCCTAACAACTTAGCTATGTCTTCTAAATCTACGCCCTTGGTTCTCATATTAGTGGTGTAGCTGTTGCGTAAGTTCTTCAACGGGATAAACGGGTATTCCTTATCCAAAAACCAACGCTTATACTCACGCTTAACTTCCTCAGGGTTTTTTGACTGTCCAAACCCGTTATCGCACATCCACGCTAAACCATCTTCTTGTGCTTGGCTTGCGAGCTCTAATATTCGATTTGCCCACGGTGGCGCAATGATCGCCCAGCGTGCTTCAATTCCTGCTGAATCTTCTGTTTTCAGCTTATCCCTAACACTTATCTTGCGGTTAACAATTTGAACCGTTGTATCAATAAGCAAAGCAGCATATGTATCACCCTTGTGCTCGATTGCGCTAATCTTTTCAGGCTTTAACCCAAACGCTTCAGAGACACGGCAGCCACCAAACGCAGCAGCCAAAAACACCGCTTCCCACACTTCCCCACGCGCGGCTTCTGCGATTTTGCCAAGCGTGGCATCATCGCCCGTTGTCTTGTTAACGTTAATCACTCGCGTTTCTTTGCCTGGCAATCTGTAACGCCGCTGCATAATGTTTTCGTTTACATAGTCCATAGCATGAGCACGTCCGAGCATTGCCGAGAAAGCAGTTTTAGCATGCCTAGCCGCACCGTAACTCATAGAATCGAGCCAAGCCTGAACTTCTTTACCTGTTATTTCATTTAATAGATGCTTACCGAACACGGGCTCAATTTTACTTCTGTAGATATTTCTATAGCCTGCAACAGTCGAAGGCGCTAAGTGCTGTTCGATCTCTGGCAGGTAATGCTTAACCCAAAAGAAAGAAACCGTCATTTGAGCGTCTGCTTGCTCAATGTCGGCATGGATACGGTCGAGTTCTAATCGAGCATCCTTTTTGGTGCCGTGTATGGTTTTAGTGCCATAAAGACGTTTTCCCGTTTTAGCATCGTAACCTTTAGGCCAGCGGATGCGCCAAGCATCGCCGCGCTTGCCAATGCTTCCCCATTCGCTTCTCATGGTACAATCACCTTACCTTCCGTTTATCGGTTGGTGTTTTCAGACCTCGCGCATATGAGCTGCAACTCTGCGCGAGGTTTTATCTATTGCGTTGGCTTTTGCCAATGACCTAAATGCTTTTCAAAATCATTTAAATAAGTTTTATCCTGAATTTTTCTGTACTTATCAAATTCAGTTCTTGCCTTGTTGTGCGCCTGCTGCCTCGACCGAGTGCCTTTACCTTGCAATACTTCCCTTCTGATATATCGAATGAATTCGTTAAGCGAATTTGCGCAATCTTCCATACTCATCAAAATATGATCTTGTGCCTGAAGCTCCACTGTATCTAAAAACATAGAAACAAATCTATTAAGTAAGGTTAGTTCTCCTTCGCTTAAATAATTCTTCGCCACGGTAATATCGCTTGAATGAATAGGAGCATGAGGCGCACCCTTCCAAGTTGTAAGCCCCATGTTTTGTTTGTCAGCATCTGCTCTGCTGAATATCAATTCCGCAGCAGTCTGACCCGTTACAGCAAAATGAAGTTTGTTTTGAACCGTCGCATAAAACTCATGGGCAATACTGCTATGTGAATCATAATCAAAGCTACATTCCTGAAATATATCGGTGATTTTTTGATACGCCATGCGTTCAGATGCACGAATATCGCGAATCCTTACAAGCAGCTCATCAAAATAATCCTTGCCGAAAGGTTGACCGTTTTTTAGTAGCTCATCATTTAGAACAAAGCCCTTTGTAATGTACTCTTTCAGTGTCGCCGTAGCCCACTGCCTAAAACGAGTAGCTTTTAGCGAGTTAACGCGATACCCAACAGCAATGATTGCATCAAGGTTGTAATAGCCTTTTTTATACATTTGCCCATTTGAACCCATATGTGCAATTTTTGCACATATGCTTTCTAGCTCAAGTTCACCATCGGAAACAATGTTTCTTAAATGCTTGCTTACAACTGTTCGACCTACATCAAAAAGCACAGCAATTTCTTCTTGCGTAAGCCAAAAGGTCTCATTCATATAGCGAACCTCGACAGGGACGTTTGTTTCTCCTGACTGATAAAGAATTATTTCAGCCTTAATCGGTTCGTTATTATCCATTTTGTTTCTCCATGTCCTCCCGAATAAGCCTCTTAATGTAGCCCGCTTTATTGGGTTGCGCGTCTAAATGAGCCAATAGATCGGTTTCACGCGGAGAAAACCTTACAACACGCTGAACGAGCTTTTCTTTGTGGTACTTCTTAGCTGCCCTCTTTTGTGCTTCGGTGACCATTGCTATACTCCTTTATACGGAAAGAGATTCGGCGTTTATCAGGGATTTTACTTGCTCCTGAAACCCTCAGTCGAACAGTAAGAAGTTTATTATTTTAGAGTTTTAGCTATATCACTGGCTGAAACTTCATCACCAAGAACAACAATTGAATACATTCCTGTACCAGACGAAACGAATATGTCATCGTGTTCTATGTGCTTAGTTCCATATCTTTCGTCACCAGAGAATGAATAAATTTGGTACTCAACGTTAGAAGAAGATTTTCCGCTTTCAATTTCTTTGTAGTTGATATTTTTATACATGCTGTTTCCAGTCTCGATGTAATACTGTTCTGGAGACAAATAATTAACAGTAGAAACCGTTACCAAAGAATTCCCGTCCGCAGAACTGTATTGATCCAAGTTAGTTAAAGAACTTCGAGCAGCATCTGTTTGCTGCCAATCTTGCGGAATAGAAAAGGTAATTTTCCCATTAAACGAAACGGCTTTATCGAGCTTAGAGCCACCGCACCCACAAAGAATAAAAACGGAAACTGATACTAAAACACACAAGGCTGTCACGGATAATTTCTTTTTCATTTTTACTCCATCTCTTCTCTTGCCTGAAACCACACGACCTTACCAAGAAACTCAATCGTGTGCTCGGTTTCAGACGTAACAACAATGTCGTCATGATCGGGATTAAAGCTATCAGGTGATAACACAAGAGTATTGGGAGTGCGATACATGCGCCTCATTACTGCTTCTCTGCCATCAATCGAAACAACCGCAACAGAGCCATTCATAGGCTCTTTATTAGGACTTACCGCTATGGTGCAGCCTTCTGGATATACCTTATTCATGCAGTCGCCTTCGGCTTCTAAGGCGTAACATTCGGGATCAGAATCTATTAAGAATTGCGGTATTTTAACTGTATCGCCATCATACGTATCAGGGTCTTGAGGTTTGCCAGCGTGTACGGAACCCAAGAGAGGCACAGAACCCATCGCCATGCCCTGGACGTTAGTACTAAGCTTGTGATTGTCTTTTTCGTCGTCAATGATCTCGCTTTTAGATATCTTGAAATGATCCGCTATCGCCTGAACTGCTCCCATTCTAGGAACAGCGCGATCGTTTTCCCACTGTGAGACAGCCATAGATGAGACATCTGCAATAGCTCCAAGCTCTTCTTGCGTCAATCCGTATTTAGAACGGAGACGCTTTATATTCTTGCCTATAGACATTGTGACCTCCGATAAACTTTCTTTACATTTTATGATAAAGATACTTTACAGTAACTATATGTTTAGTTATAGTTGTGTTTGCAAGGAGGTGACTACTTTGGACATTAAAACAGCGCGTAAAAAAGCACGCTACTCTCAGCAAGAAACGGCTGACTATCTTGGCGTTTCAAGACCGACATATATGAAGATGGAAAACGATCCCGGAACTATAACAGTAGATGACGCTAAAAAGCTTGCAGCCTTTTTCGGCGTAAAAGTAAGCGATATTTTTTTCGCTTCAAACTATAGTTAAACCTATAGTGCTCCAAACACTCCCCTATGTGGCAGCAGGTACCTAATTCGGATTTCTCCTAATCGGTTGCCTCATTTTGCCCCTTAAACCCATTTACCTGCTGTCATTTAAGGGAGTGTTTAGCACCTTGAAAACCGCATAAAGACACAAAGAGAAAGGAAGAAAGAAATGGAAACATTTGGAGTAAAGAAAGCCTTAGTAGTAGAACTCGTGCCGAAAATTAAGGGCTGCGATCTTAAAAAAATTTTCAAAATCACAGCCCATTTAAAGTGGCACGCAGAAGAGGCAGAACGCCTTTCTAGAGAACTTAACGAAGAACTAGCTAAAGCTGAACTTCACGCTGACTAAAGAGGGAAAGAGTAAAGAAAGTTCTTAGCTAGTCAATAGCGGCTAAGAGTGAATCTAGGTGGTAACTAGGCACCAACTAGCACCAACCTAGAGCCAAGCTTTTTTCTTTCACTTGCACTGACTAGGTTAAAGGGTCAATCCGCCCTTGTTCCCTGTGCGGGGATCGTGATTTGCCTTTTGAGCAAACCCCCTAAATCAGCAGGCATTGGTGCTTACCTCTTCAGTTGCAAACTTCAAGCAGCTTACGCTTGGGCGGCTTTGCTATTTACGAAAGACCGCCATCTCAAAATGTTGGCCAAAATGACCACCTCCTTTTGTAGAGGCATTTAGAGACACAAACAGTATAAGAACAAACATTCATATACGTAAAGGGAGAAAACATATGAGAAGCAACATCGCAAAGCTATGCGAAGAAAAAGGGATCAGCTGTTATCGATTAGCCAAGAATCTAGACATAACAGCACGCGCTCTGTACCTATACGAAAAGAAAGGCTTAGACAAAGCACAATTTGGCTACATGGTCAAAATCGCTAAAGAACTTGGATGTTCGCTTGAAGAGCTATACGAGGAGTAAATAGGGCGAATGTAAGCCATCGAAAACAAACAAAAAGCCCCCGCCACACCACTGACGAGGGCGCCATTAAAGGCGGTAGCAACAAAACCACCAAACCGATTCTAAAGGAGGATCGATGAATTATGCAAGCAACAACACCACTCACCATAGGAGTGAAAGAAGCAGCCAAAATAACGGGGTTGCCCGCGAACTTCATATATCAATGTTGCCGCAGACAGGACGAGCTGAGACTCCCTCACATCAAAAGCGGTACTCGTATTCACATAATCACCAAAGAGATACCCGCTTGGATAGAAAAACTCGCAGAAAGCTAACTGATCTGGAAGCCTTACTAATCGCTCTACTTACCGCGTCCGTTCTTCTGTTTTATCTATACGCAATGGGCGTGGTGACGTTTCAATGAGCGCATGGACGAGTGAAACCCACGCACTCGAAGCAGTTAGATGGGCAAAGAAACCCTACCCCGCTAATCCAGTGCGTACTAATTGGGATGAATGGCTAGAACGACTTAAAACAGAGGCCAGAAAGCCATACAAGCAAACCATCATGAGGAATCAATCCTCGATGGGTATGAACAACAACCTATGGCCTGCGCTCTCTCGTTTTGCCCTCATGGCAGAACCCGAAACGTTTGGCTCACTTATTAAACCGCGACACATATCAGCCCTTGATTCGCCTGCTGGGATTGAGCTTCTAAACGAACTCTTCCACCAGATCACAGGCAGCAACCCAAAGGTTTACGACTGGAGATACGCGAGGAAGAAACGCTAATGATCAATTCGTATGTAGCAAACCTCATTCCCGTTAAAAGGCGAACCAAGGTAACCACTCGCAATGGATACCCCCACGTCTACACCCCAACCAAAACACTAGAGGAAGAAGAGATAGTGGGCTATGCCTATCGCGGCGAGAAATACACAGGGGCGGTAAGGCTAACGCTCCATATCTTCAAAGCCTTACCCAAGAGAACCCCTAAGAACATTCAGCGAGAGCGCAATACCAGCAAACCCGACATCGATAACGTCCTAAAGGCGGTTATGGATGCCTTGAATGGTATTGCTTATGACGATGATTCGCAGGTGTGTGAAATACACGTCTACAAGCACGATAAAACACGGCGAGCTGGTGACAGCATCCGCTTCAGCGTTGAGCCTATCGACGCGAGCGAAAATCTTTAAAGGAGAACATACATGAGTGAAAAAGTTGAAGCAGTGGTGATTGAAGAGCAAAACGGGCTATCCGTTTCGTTCTCACCAGCATCCATCACTGCTAACTTCAAGACACTAAATGAAAGAGTTGATGAGCTTTTATCAGCCTATGATGCTGAAATTGATATAACCGACAAAGAGCAGATTAAAACCGCTAAGCATGATCGAGCCTACTTAAACTCAATCGCCAAAGAAATTGATGAGCGCCGAAAAGCCATTAAGCGCGAATACGAGAAACCCCTTAAAGACTTTGAGAGTCAAGTATCAACTATCACCTCAAAGATTAAAGAGGTTTCATCTCAGATTGATGCAAAAGTAAAAGAAGCCGAACAGATCGCTAAAGACCGCAAAGAGAACGAGCTACAAGAGCACTATGAAGCCTATGCGGGTTTGCTTGCTCCTGTTGTCCCTTTTAGCCGTCTTATGAATCCAAAGTGGCTCAATAAGTCTTTTAACATCGTAAAGGCTAAAGAAGAACTTGAAGCAAAGGTTGATAAGGTTGCATCTGACTGGGAATCCTTAAAGAAGCTCAACCTTGATTTCTATGACATGGCAGAAGCTAACTTCTTTGAAACCTTGGATATAGCTTCTGCAATCGCCTATAACGACAAGCTTGTTTCAGACCGCCAAAAAATCGAAGAGATGAAGGCGGAAATTGAAGAAGAGCCTGTTGAAGCCATTCCAGAAACACCAATCCAAGAGATACCGCAAGCACCTATTCCAGTGGCACCAATCCTTGACGCTCCAGTTGAAATTCCTTGTGCATGGGTGGTTGTAATTCCAAGCGCCACCACAACTCAAGCACGCGAAGCAGGCAAGATTTTAGGCTCAGTTGGTATTACGGGTTCTTTCAAGCGTGGCACCCTTGCCGAGGTATACGCAAGGGAGGTTCCTTATGTCTAACATCCACGAGAAGCTACTCACAATCCAGCAGAAGTTAAAGGTAGAGAAAAGCCAATACAACAAGGTCGGAGGGTTCTCGTACCGCTCCAAAGAAGACATCCTAGAAGCACTAAAGCCCCTTTGCAAAGACACTAATTGTGTTGTTATCTGTGACGACTCTGTGTATGCAGCAAGTGAAACGTATATCTATATCGAAACCGTAGCCAAACTTATTGATTGCGAAACAGGTGAGTCTCTCGAAACTTCTGGATTTGCGCGTGAGCCTGAAAAAAAGAAAGGTATGGATACCTCACAAATTACAGGTACCGCATCCTCGTATGCAGGCAAGCGTGCACTGGGTAACTTGTTTGCGATTGACGACACGGCGGATGCTGACACATACGAACCAGAACCAACACAGCCGCCGCAAGATAGACCCTTCGTTGCCCACTGTAAAACCTGTGGCGCACGCTATCAATTCAATCCAGGAACAACTCTTGAAGCAATGAATCAGATTCAGTGCTGCGCGAACCCCAACTATGAGGTTGAACAATGATTTTCGATCTACAACAGGAGCGCAAAGAACTAGAAGAGCGTCTTATGCAAGAGATTGAAGCTTACGAGAAAAGCGGCTGTCAGCTTGCAAAAAATGAAGCCGAATACCGAAAGGCTTTAAGGGTCGAAATCCTCTTAGAGAGAGCAAATAAGACCCCTGTGAGCATCGTTTCGGACATCTGTAGAGGAAAGCCCGAAATAGCCGAACTGAAGCTTAATAGGGATTGCTCAGAGGCAGTTTATAGCGCGTCAAAAGAAGCAATCCATGCAATCAAATTAAGGCTTCGAATCTTAGATGAAGAAATAACCCGTGAATGGAATTCAGGAGGAATGTAATGAGATCGACCCTTAAACAAGCCCGCATAGCGGCTGATATGACCCAGCAACAAGTAGCTGATTACTTGGGAATCACTACGAGAAATTATCAAAAGATAGAATCTGGTCAAATGCTTGGCAGCATAAAAAACTGGGATAAATTGGAAGATTTATTCTCTATTCACCAGAGGAAACTTCGTCAGATAAGCCAAGAAGATAATCGGTAGTTACACCGAGAATGATTGAGAGAGACACTAGAGTATTCAGCGGAGGTTCAACGTCCCCCGATTCATACTTCTGATAATGACGAGAGGTCACTCCTATTGAATCTGCAATTTTTTGTTGAGTTAAGCCAGCCTCAATTCTTGCTTTTTTGAGCCTCAAACCGAAACCAGGCACTTTTACACTAACACTTTTCATACGTCTTATCTTGACATGCACATTACTTTATGAGAAGGTCGTAACAGAACATGTTTTATTATGACGTGTTAGTAAACCATAAAGAAGTTTCACCAGGAGGAATCATGTTAACCAAGATCAAAAGAGCTGACATACCAGAACTAGGAGGAAAGCCAAAAAGCAAAATGCGTATATTCGCACATAAAACCCTACAAGAGTTCGTTGAAACAACCGAGATAGGAGACATCGTAGAAGTAACCGAGTTTCCTGTTGTCTGTGAGGATGAATGTGCAAACGCTGACAGGCTAATAAATGCTCTATCTGCTGAAATTCGTTTTATCAACTGCGAAGACAAAATTAATCGCTTTCGAAGAAAAGGACGAGTTTTTATTGAGCGCAAAGAGCAATTCATTCCGAAAAAAAGAAAACCAAACCCATATCCATATGACTAAAGGAGAAAGTATGAGTATCAACCGAGTAGTTATAAGTGGCAACCTAACCCGTGACGCAGAACTAAGAGCAACTGCGTCAGGCATGAGCGTTTTAAGCTTTGGGGTTGCGGTAAATGATCGCTATTTCAACAAGCAAACTAACCAATGGGAAGACCGCCCCAATTTCGTAGATTGCACCCTGTTTGGTAATCGCGCTCAAAGCCTAGCGCAGTGGCTTGTCAAAGGCACCAAGGTTGCCATTGAAGGCAAGCTTCGCTTTTCCCAGTGGCAAAACGATCAGGGTATCAAAAGAAGCAAACTCGAAGTCCTTGTTGATGAAGTTGAGTTTTTAAGCGCACAAAGAACGCAAGCCCCACAGCAAGCCCCACAGGCTTACCAACCTGCACAAGCAGCGCCTATGCAGCAGCGACCAGCACAAGTACCTCAGCAAGCACCACAAATGCAGCCAGTACAGCAGCGACCAGCACAGGTAGTAGCTCAGCCACAGCAAATGCCCGTACAGCAGCAAATGGCAGGTATGCCACAACAAGTTGATTACTCAATCTATGACCAAGACATCCCATTCTAGGAGACTCTAATGAACTTTCTCGATGGATACATAGAAGCGGGTAAGCGGATCAAAAACAAGCAAGCAAGACATGAGTTTTACGGGTCGTTGGTTGACTACTACGAAAGCGAAGAGGAAGAGATACCTACCTTCAAACACGAGATAGCAGAAGTAGCTTTCTGGGGCGTGAAGTTCTCTCTTGATAAGGCTCGTGCTGGTCGTTCTGGTGGTCAAGCAAACCGCCAAGCAACCCCCGAAGCAAAAGCGGAAGCAAACCCCAAAGCAAACCGCCAAGCAAAAACCAAGCAACCACCGAAGCAAACCCCGAACGAAAAGCGAACAAAGGGAAAGGAAGAGGAAGAGTTAAAAGAAGAAACACCTAGCGGTGTTTCCAAGAAAAGCTCGCGCTTTTCCCCACCCACCCCCGAAGAAGTTCAAGCTTTCGCGGATTCGCTTGAGCAAGACACCTCACGCTTCTGCGCCCAAAGGTTTTGCGACTATTACGCAGCCCAAGGCTGGAAACTCTCAAACGGCAACTCCATGAAGGACTGGAAAGCCGCTGTACGCAACTGGCTAGCGCGAGATAAACCCACATCAGCGCCAAAATCTAAGAAGGAGGTGAAACTCGATGATGCTTTCGCAAAGTATGGCAGGTATTACGATGAGCACACCCTCAACATCGAAGATCTTGAACGAGTGGCAAATGCTTAGTGACCAGGAGAAACAGGCAAGAATCAAAGCGATAAACGCTCAATATGACACAGGGCAGGCAGTCCAAGAGCGCATCAAGCACTCAGGCATTCCGAGAAAATACCAAAAAGCGCAGATCACACCTGCGCTTAAGAACCTGTTTGAAAAACTCGAACAAGGTGAGATTGCTGGTCTTGTATTCCAGGGAGAAACAGGGCGCGGAAAGACGCTTTCAGCGTGCGCAATCCTCATTGAGCACCTCAAAAGCCAATCAGGAAGCTTTGCCACGATGAATGACATTTTGAATCGGGTAAGAGCGGCTTATTCCAGCGGTGAAAGCCCTGATGAAATCTTTGGCAGATACCGAGGGACAAAGCTTTTGGTAATTGATGATCTAGGTAAAGAAAACGTCTCAGCAGACTCAATTACTCGATTGTTTGAGCTGCTCGATGCTCGCATCAATAACGAAAGACCAACGATTATCACCACGCAGTTTAGCAACCAAGAATTGCTTAAACGCTATACACGAAAAGTAGACGAACCAGAGATGATTGAAGCGATTCTATCCAGACTCACACAGTTCACTTCAATTGCCTTCAAGGGAGAGGACAGAAGAACAAAATGAAAACGACCTTACCCGAGATTCTTCACCCCCTCATGAAGTGTCCATCAATCATTGCTCCCCGATGCAAGATTTGTGGACGAGTTGAACCCTTAGAGCAGCATCACATGGTAAGGCGCGGAGCTGGTGAGTTAATCGATGAAAACGGACGCAAACTCAAAAAGCCAACCATCACGCTCTGTGGTTTTGGAAACAACCTCAAAGACGCTGACGGTCGCTACTATTGCCACGGGCTCACACATCATCAGATGCTGCATTTCAGGTACGTCAAAGCAGACAGGAAGCGCAGATACATCCAAGGAAAAGTAGTAACTAACACGTTTGATTATTCGGACAAGGTTTACGTACTCGAATTCCTAATAACCAAAGAGCCAACCAAATACCAAGATGCACTTGAAATGGATGGATGGAGGCGCGTTTAGATGCAACCACATCAAGCATGGGATGTTTACATCGCAACCAAAGAAGAAAGCAAGATACAAGAACTCAAAAGCACACCCTGTAAAGACTGTAGGTATTGCTTTGATGACGTAGTTTTCTTCAACGAAGCAATCGGCTCTTTATGTGTTGGCTTTTGCTTAGAGAAATACGAGTTTCTAACAAAACAAGACATGGAAAAAAACACGATGTTTGACTGCTTTGGTGATGACCTATGATCGCGCTTTGTGACCAGTGCCAAAACTACGATGCAGAGATGAGTAGTCTCATACGCGAAGTTTGGGACGAGGTTTTAGGCGATAGACCCAAAAGCATTTGGTGCAAAGAAACTGATCAGCCCGAATACATCAGGTGGGAAACATGCCCCCACTTCAAACAATGGAGTACTTATGAAAACAATTAACGTCGGTGAAGTTGCCGTTTTTGACCACGTAGAACCAAGCAAAGAACAGGCTCTAAAGCCGCTCGAAGAAGCTGCTGAGGTTTTCGGAGCGTGGCAAAAGTGGAATGAAACTAAAAGCATAGCAGACGCTACACGTATCTTCGAAGAAATTGCCGATACTGTGCAAGCTTGCGTAAACCTTGCGGCAGCCGTAGGAGCAAAGGACTTAACTTATGCAATGGAAAATTACAAAAAGCGCAACATTATGCGCGGGAGGATCACCAAAGAAAAACCCGAATATTTAGACGCTGATGGTGTTCCTATTGAGGTTGGTGACAAGCTTTACGTTGCAGGCGGAGACGGCACCCCGCTAAAGTGCGTAGGTTTTGATTATGACGGTGACGTTGTATTCACGGATTGGAAAGAAACGGGAACCATCGCATACGATAATGCCGCCGTTTTTACTCACAAAAAGCCCGATAGCTGGGAGCAGTTGGAAAAGGATATACGCTTAGTCGGGGCAGAATATTGTCGAAAGTATGGATACACAGGCGCTGTCCTTCCAGTTGCAAAACAAAAAGAGGACATCTTTAATCGCGCAAAAGCGTTAGCAGGTGTTAAAGATGAATGAAATCGTTAGCAAAGCGCAGACAGCAGCATGTCTCACCAAATACCTATCAGATCGATTAACTGAGATGGACGGTCAGGTAGACATCTACGGAGCTGGTTATAGCTTTTTCGTATCAGAGGGTAAAGGCAAGACACAGATACATAACGACATTGTGGTTATCCGCAGGTTGTTGTTGCAGATTGACAAAGAGGTGATGGGGCAATGAGAGCCTATAAATGCGACCGCTGCGGGGAGTTCACGGCGAGAGACTTTTTTGTGCGAAAGCCAAGCCGATACGTGTACCGATTCGGCAAGAAGCGGCACCTTTGCGCGGACTGCGAAAGAAGCTTTAGAGAATGGCTTAATGATAGAGGTGGGAAATGGCAACCAAAGAACTAGAACCTTGCCCCTTTTGCGGCAGTGAAGCAGAGCTAGTTTCCCGTGGATCCTGCAACTATATTGCTTGTTCAAACAGAGATGAATGCTGGTGCGGTATGACGTGTCCAGCATCGACCAAAGAAGAAGCTATAGCAATTTGGAACCGACGAGTAGTAGACACTGACGAGCTGGAGAGTGTAGCAGACGAGCTTAATGTGGATTTCTTCCTCCCCGACGAGACATATTCCTGCACAGTATCAACCGAGGAAACGCTCAAGTTCGAGCGTGAAATGGCTGCTCGAATCAGGAAGGCGGTGGGGCTATGAATGACTGCGTATTTTTTGAAGCTTGCCCAGAAGATTGTAAGTGTGCAGAATGCAAGGATTATATATCCATGAACTGTGAACTCGGAGAGAAAATAATGGATACGTACGTCCTAAAAATAGGAGAAGCATGTAAGCCAGTTATAGAGTGGTTAAGAGGTGTTCGCGATGGAAGCAACTAACGAAGAGCGCCGAGAGGTTGCTGAGAAGGAGGGCTAGCTATGGCATATAGCGACTACGGCGCGTTCGTATACCTAAACGGCGAGCGCAGAACCGATAAGGAGGACGTAGGCGTATACGACACCGACGAGGCTTCCCTGCCTTCTGGACTCCGCGTGTTCGCGAACATCATGAAACGGGATGGCGGCGGCGAGTGGTTCGAGTTCTCGCACCATGGAGTCATGGGAGACGGCAACGTCCGCGTCGGGTGCTACAAGCAGGGATGGCCAGAGGTCTACGAGTGGGAGGACGGCAAGGACGAGCCGACCGAATACACGTTCGATGACCTTTCCCGCAAGTTCGGATGGGACGATTACGAGGAGTATGGCGACGAGAGGTACGCCGCCGACGAGTACGACAAAGAGTTCGACTTACTGGGATGGCACTTCCACTTCTGGGGTGACAATTGCGGCGGTACTCCGAAGTACGGGGCGACCATGAGCCGCGACGGAGAGACCTGGGAGTGCGACTACGACTATATGTTTGGAGCTGGTTTCGATGACATTCACTAGCGGCGAGCGGGACACGCGCATCCCGTACAGGCTCGGCACAGACCACTACTGCGTCTACGAGGACGATGAAAGCTACGTGCGCATGGGTGACATGATTTCCTTCGGTTATGACACGCCTTTCGGCGGCATCGATTTAAACGGGGAGCTGTGCTCCGTGCGATACAACAGGAGCGGATTCATCGACGCTGCATCGGTGTACGTGTTTGGCGAAGACAGAATCTTTGACATCCAGTGCGATGGCGTTTTCTACAGGATGGAGGACGAAAATGCAGACTAACGACGAGCGCCGTGCGGTGGCGGCAAGGTTGCGTGGATTGAGGGGCTTCGAGGTCGATGGTAAGAAGTTCTGCAGCTGCTACGACGTCGAGGATGCGCTCGGCCTGGAGGGCAGCATCATGTGCAGCAGAACGGCCGTCCGACGTGCCACGATACGGAAGAGCGGGTCAACTCATTCACATGCAGCTCTTGCGGGTTTCGTGAAGGAAAGATCATCTTCAACCCGTTTACCTACTCATCCCGAGAGATCAAGCCCGACTGGAACTACTGCCCCAATTGCGGCGCGGAGGTGCAGGAATGACATTTACAGAATACGTGCAGCTCGAAAAGAGAGCCAAGGAATGCGGGATTAGAGACATGTCGGTTACAAAAACAAAACATCACTTCAAATGATGATAGAATTTTTAAAGTCCGAAGAGGGGAGAAGATTATGTACGCTGCAAAAGATATTGCAAAATACACCGTAAATAAGTGTACTGAAGATTGTCGACCAATCAGTAATCTTCAACTCCAAAAAATTCTCTATTTCTGCCAGAAGGAGTACAACAAAAACACTGGTCTGGTTCTATTTGACGATGACTTTGAAGCTTGGCAATATGGTCCTGTCATTCCGTCTGTATATAGAATGTTCTCTCTTTTCGGCGGAATGAAAGTGAACCGAAAAGTTCATGAAGATACCCCGATTGACAATATTACTCAAAGGATAATTAATCCTATAATCGAAAGGTACAGCAGCTTTACAGCATGGAACTTGGTCTCTATGACTCATCGAAAGGACAACGCTTGGGATCAGATATATCAAGGCGGAGAAGGAAAAAAGAAAGTTATTCCTAAGGATTTAATCTTTAGCTAATGAAATGTGAATGCATGACAGACGCGAAAAATCAGTCTCTTCAACAACGACTTGAAGAACTTCTTCAAACACTCATGAAGTCAGAGCTCAATCAAGAAAAAGAGCTTCTTTCAACAATACAAGAGCTAAAAGAAATCTATTTAGATAAAGATGTCGGAAACCAACGGTTTCCGACATCAATACTCACGTATTTCATCTTGCATATTCAATGCAAGATTCAACGTAAACGAGGGAAACAAATCCGAAGATGCAGAAAATGTTGAATATTTAAATGACTCTGCACAAATTCTCGCCAATAATTTGGCTGTTATTCGAGAAAAAATAAAAAACGACAAAAGTACAAAGCTACTCATCCCAATTACTAAACTGTATGATCATGTAAACCTCGAGCTGCTAAGAATTAATTACAACGCCATCCTCAATGAAGACCAAGACGCAAAAATAGATGCTCTTTTAGTCAAAATAAAATATCAAGATGAAAAGCTCGAAGAGAAAGAAAACAAAGTTCTTTCTAAAGTTGATGATGTAGAAGAAAAGATTAGCTCTGTCCAAAAAGACAATGTTGCTATTCTTGCTATCTTTGCCGCAGTTATCATGGCATTTACTGGCGGATTTAGTTTTATAGCAAATAGCTTTAGCGGATTAGGCTCAATCCCCCTTGAAAAATTGATATGCCTTACATCATTTATTGGAATTATTCTCACTAATTTACTTTATGCGCTATTGAAGTTCATATGGAGCATCATCAAAAGAAAAGAGGATAGTAATAAAATTCCATTTAGCGTTGGTACTTTAGTTGTGATTAATGTTATTTTTGGTCTTATTGGTTGTATATTTTTTGCTTTAGCTTTTATAAATGGCGCCTAAGGAAAATTTAACAAATACCATAATTTACTAAAGCATCAAAACCAAGGGGAGTCTTCACTCCCCTTTTTCATTACCAGCTAACACGACCTTCAATATCTGCTTTAATCAAAGCTTTCAAGTAGCCAGCTTTATTAGGTTGAGAATCCAACTTATTCAGTAGCTCCTCTTCGCCTGGATAAAAACGAACAACACGCTGCTTCATGTTTTCCTTGTCCCACTTAGCACTTGCACGCTTTTGTGCCTCACTAACAGCCATAACAAACCTCCTTGAGTCCAGTATCTAAAATCTATATACTCATGAAACATAAGCTTCGAGTGAGCCGCCCCCGCCTTACGGCGGGTTTGGCTTTTGAGTTTTATTTGAATCTAATTCCGAGCCATAAAAGGAACTTTTCAAAATCAAACTCAATTCGAAGCTTTTTTAGTTTCATGTTCTCACCTCCTTACAGATATTATTATACATTATTATGTATATGATAGCAAAAGATAATCTGGAAAACACCAGCTAGAAGCGGTATTTAATGGAAAATTTGCAATCCATAAACTGTTGCAGTTATTAAATCGAACAAATGTTTTACCAATGATATAATCAGATCAGTCAAAGGAGACCACTTGAACAAATACACTTCCCACCAAAAGAAAGCACAAAGCTACTTAAGAAACATTCGCCTAAACGAAAGACGTATCCAAGTATTAGAGGCTGAAATAGAAATACAGCAATCACGTCTTACCTTAAACGGCGTTTCTGGTGGGGAGAACGTTAGTAAAACACTCGAAGGAGATTGTCACGAACAAGGGTTCGTAAAGCTATATGAACTCTGTGACACCTTGAACACTGACCTAATCGGTTACGTAGAGGAAAGAAACCAAGCACTCAAAGCCTTAGCTAACATAGAGAATGCTAACTATTACGTTGTGCTTTATTTCGTGTACTTTAATGGGATGAGATTCAAAGAACTATCTACCCTTCTTCATGTGTCCGAAAGACAGGTATTTAATTGGCATGCAAGAGCACTAAGTATCCTTTATAGATACCTACCTGTAGAGTTCAGATAAAAGTGTGCAGTAAATTGCAGTAGAAAATAACGTAAACTGATATTGGTAAATGTATCGTTTTAAACCGTCCCTCGGGGCGGTTTTTTCTTTTGTTAAGGATGTTTTCAATGCCCTACTGCCTTTACTGTGGCTGCTTAAGAGATACCTATAACGGAATATGCAAGCAGTGTTCAGCGGATATCCACTTAGCAAACAAGAGCAACCAGAAACCCAGAGGGATAGACAAGGAGGAGACCCATGAGCCAGAGCCGATACGCACGCAACGGAACACGCAGACGAAAGCTAAGGGCAAGGCTAAAGGCGCAAGGTAATCCATGTGCTATCTGTGGTCAGCCTATAGACTACTCTCTGCCTTCTGGTGATCCTTTGTCTTTCGAGGTTGATGAAATTATTCCTGTGTCACTCGGTGGCAATGAGCTAGACATCAATAACGTGCAAGCAGCACATAGGATATGCAACCAAAGGAAAGGGAACAAGATAGGCTATACCCTATCAGCTCCCTATGCAGAGCAAAAGGAAAACAAAAACGTTTTTTCAGCGTGTCAAGATTCAGGAATTTTCTAAAAAAGTGAGGTTTTCGGATTTTCCCGTTTCCGCAGGTAGGGGGGGGTAGCCCCCACCTTGGCCGAAGGCTCACCTCGCACGCATTGCGCCAAAATACCCCCGTGCTACTTTTTTTCTATAAGTAACAAGCTTAATCAATACAGCAATCCTGTGTCAGACACGCAAAAATCCCTGATGAAAAGGTATATATCTATGGATATAAACGAGATAATCCCTTATGAGCGCAACGCTCGAAATAACAAGAAAGCAATTCCTATAGTTGCCGATTCGATTAAAGAGTTTGGCTTGCGTGGTCAGATCGTTTTAGAGTCACGAGAAAACCCCGTTATCGTAACAGGACATACGCGCGTTGCAGCGTGTAAAGCACTTGGCTGGAAAGAGATACCAGACGAAAACATAGCCTACTGTGATGGTCTATCTGAAGAACAGATAAAGGCATATCGAATTGCAGACAATAAAACGGGTGAAGTAAGCCAATGGAATATTGGGCTCTTGAAATCCGAAATGAAGTCTATAAGCAGAATTGACATGACGAAATTCGGCATAGACTTCAAAAGCAAATACAGAGAACACGGCGCGGAACGACTGCGTACCGACAAGTCGTATAACCTCGATTTGATAAATCGCTTTGATTGCAATGAGCGCGGATTTCCTGAGCTAAAGGGCATCATGGCACGCCCAAAAGAGATAATCGCGTTTCATTATGCAAAAACAACGCCCCAAGAAGAGAGAAAGAATAAAGCTATTTGCTTCTTTGAAGACGATTATCAGTTTGAGCGCGTATGGAATAGCCCCCAGCAGTATTTGGGGCTACTAAAGCAGTTTAGCCACATTCTAACGCCCGATTTTAGCCTTTACATGGATATGCCAGAGCCTATGCAAGCCTGGAACAGATATCGCAGTCAAGCACTGGGCAAATATTGGCAAAGCAAGGGAATTAAAGTCATCCCTACCCTTTCATGGGCACAACCAGAAAGCTATAAGTTTTGCTTTGAGGGTGTGCCTAGGCGCTCAACTGTAGCGACATCGACGGTGGGGATAAAGCAGGATGAATACGCTATGAAAGCATTCAAAGAGGGCTTAGAAGAAGCTTTGAAGCGTCTAAGACCAAAGCGGTTGTTACTTTATGGCGGAAATATCGGAATCAACTTCAAAGATATTGAAGTTATCGAATACCAAAACACTACAACAGCAAAATTTAAGAGAGAAAAGATTAAAGCCACTAACTAAGTGGCTTTTTTAGTTAGGAGAGATTTATGGGTGGAAGAGGTGCATTTTCTTATTCAGGAGAAAGCTACGGTTCCAGGACAACAGCCCCCTTGAATGCGTATGCAGTTGCAACATTAAACGCAGGGGCGGCAGGAGGAACAACTTCAGAACAGGCTATCGAACGATTCAGAGAGCAACTTATGGATAAAAAAGTGGAATATTCCGCTTACGTAGATGATTATGGATATATCCATGCTCTAGGTTCAAGCGGTAAAGAAGGAAGTACGGCAGTTGCTGAGATAAAAAATATAACTAAAGAAAAAGGAATTTCGACAATAATACATAATCATCCTCATGGCATATCAGATGGTAGGAATTGGGGAGGAACGCTCTCTCAAGCTGATTTAACCCATATAGCTAGGAAGCATTCCCTAACTAACGGGAAAATAAATAAGATGATCGCCACGAGCAGAGAAGGCACGTATACGGCAACCGTAAAACAACGTGTGACTTATAAGCAAGTCACAAAGGCGGGCGAGAAGGTAGACAAGGCGTTAAAAGGTAAAACTTTTTCTAGCGAAAAAGCCATGTGGCGAGCGGTAAATGATGCGAAAACTAAAGAATTTGCTAAAATAGGAATAGAGATAAAATTCACCGAGCAAAAAGCTAATCACGGAAAATTAGTTACTCAAAAAATTGGTGTTTACAATCAGTAGCGAGGTGGAATAAATGGAGTACGAAGTAGACAACAATTATCCATTCAAAAGGGATGAATTTGGTTTTCCTTTTTTACCAGAAGGCTTAACCCTAGATGGAAATTTATACGTTTTGCCTAATGGAAAGTATTTACCTTGTGGTTCTTATGAATTGGAGGATGGTTCTAGTCTAATTTATGAGCCTAGCGAACTAAGCCTTGAAGGAAGACTGTTAAGAGAGTTTCAGGCAAATAAATAAAAGTGTGCAGTAAAGTGCAGTAAAAAATCAGCTATTATGTTATTGGTTCAAAATACGATGAACTTAAGACCTGCTTTTGCGGGTCTTTTTTTATGCCCGTAATGAGCAAAATACCTAAAGAAATCGAGTGAGCCTATGGCGAAACTTAAGAAACCGCCCTCTATAAAAAACGATGACTATAAATCGGCTAAATGGGACGAAATAACTAAAGATAGAAACTTCAAAGAGTCGGATATCCCGACTCTTACTCTTTTGTGCCAATGGTATGCAGTTGTCCAACGATGCATTGACGATATAGACGATGCGCAGGGTCAAGTTGCCTTTATGAACGATATGGGAGATTTAAAAGCGTTCCCTCAAATCGGAATCATGAAGCAAGCAAGCGCAGAGATCAGAGCACTGAACAAACAGTTAGGTATTAACGATGAAGTAAAGCCAAGTGAAAGTAAAAAGAAAGCGAGCGTGATATCTGTTGTCCAAACAAAACGCTCGAATAGGAGCGCAAAAGCCGCGAATTAGCGTTGAGCCACAAAAGCCTGCGTGGTCAGATGGACAGGATGCGACACTTTTAATAAAGGAATACGGCTTCATACCTGACCCATGGCAAGAGTTGATACTAAACCAATGGTTGGCGCGTGATAAAAAAGATGCTCCTCTTTACTTAACCTGTGGTTTATCTTGTCCACGCCAAAATGGCAAAAACGGTGTTATTGAAGCGTTCGAGCTATATAAGATGGTTGTTTGCGGTGAGAAGATTTTACATACCGCACATCAAGTAAAGACAGCGAATAAGTCTTTCAATCGCCTAGCTTCAATGTTTACTGACCCTGCAAACGAAGAGTTAAACGAGCTAGTTGTTAATATTCGCCGTACCAATGGAGAACAAGCGATTTACCTCTCCAATGGTGGTTTGATCGAGTATTCCGCCCGATCTCGTGGCGCATCGCGTGGCAACACGTATTCGGTCGTTGTCTTGGACGAAGCGCAAGAGTTAACAGATGAGCAAATCGAAGCCTTAATGCCAACTCTTGCAGCGTCCCCTACTGGCTATCGCCAGATGATATACACAGGAACCCCTCCTAGCCCGAACAGCCCAGGAACGGTTTTTGAGCGCATTCGAAAAAGCTCCCTCACTAATCCAAGCAAAACAACCTGTTGGCATGAGTGGAGCGTTGAAGAAATGCCTGCTGCTGGCAGCACCTTTAAAGACGTATTGGATCAGGTTTATGAAACAAATCCAGCAATGGGAATACGTCTTGATGAACAGTTCACGGAAAACGAATTTTCTACCATGTCATTAGACGGTTTTGCCCGTGAGCGCCTTGGTTGGTGGTGTGAAGGTAGCGCAAACATAGCTATCCCCCGCTCCATGTGGACTAAAGCAGGTATAGAGCGCGACAAAATACCAACACAGGGAAAGCGCGCCTTTGGGGTTAAGTTTGCCCCTGATGGTTCAGCGGTTGCTCTTTGTGGGTGCCTTTTAACCGAAGAAGGGAAAGCTCATATCGAAGCAATACATAATGCTTCACTTGCCGATGGCATATCGTGGCTCTCTGAATTTTTATGTGACGAACCAAGAGCAGAACGAACGGCTGCTATTGCCGTAGACGGCAAAAACGGCGCTGATGCACTACTCGATGCACTAAGAGAAGAATATCCACGACAAGCGTTATTCGTTCCTGGCACTAAAGGTGTTATCGCTTCGGCTTCCATGTTTTTTGAAGCTTTAAGAAGCGGCAAAGTAACGCATTGGAACAGTGATAAACAAGAAGCCTTAAATCAATCAGCCTTAACCTCTATCAAACGTCCTATAGGTAGTGATGGAGGATGGGGCTTTGGTGGTGATAATTCACCGCTTATAGAAGCTGGTGCCCTTGCTTATTGGGCAGCAAAAACAACACGGAGAGACCCTGACGGGGAGTGTGAGATATATTGAGTGAGAATCCTACGCTTTATCAGGTAGGCCCTGAAATGATGAACCTCAATAGCAGCGAGACCAATATCTTCAATAAGCTGCTAGCGGTTTGGCAAAAACACATCAATGGAAATATTCGAAATCAAGCCTATTACGACGGTCTAATAAAGCCCATCTGGAAAGACAGCCCTCCAAAAGACCTTAAAGACTTAAATGTCGTTATTGGATGGGGTTCAAAAGCAGTGGACACCTTAGTTAATCGTTCGGTTTTAGAAGGATTCAGGAGCGATTCTGACGCGCATAATGCGTTTATTGATGCAACTGGTCAAATCGACTTCAAAGACCTCTACAGACAGACCATAACAAGCGAGCTGATAGGCTCTTGTGCGGCTATCACGCTATCAAAAGGTCTTAAAGGTGAACCCGATATTATCGTCTCTTCTCATTCCGCACTCGATTTTGCAGCAATTTGGGATTTTCGCAAAAAGCGAATCAAATACGGTCTTGTCGTACTCGATGTTGAAGAAGACATAGACGGAAGAAGGGCTCCTTCATGGGTCACTATGTACACCGAAGAAGCAACTTATTCTTGTAGAAAGGTTAACGAAAAATGGATTGCTGAAAAGGCTGATAACTTCCTAGAGCGCCCCTTAATGGAACCTTTGAGGTATCATCCAACACTTAATCGCCCCTTTGGTGTAAGCCGCATCAACCGAACAGTAAGATCGTTAATCGATCGAGCTATGGGCGTTGCCGCCCGAACTGAAATATCAGGCACGTTTTACACATGGCCACAGCGTTATATGCTTGGTGTTGACAAAAAGACCGCTGAGAGCGCATCAAAGCGAAAGCTTGAAACATACGCAGACAAGATCATCTATGTTTCAACCAATAAAAACGGTGATGTACCTCAGTATGGGCAACTCCCCCAAATGAGTATGCAACCACATAATGACCACCTGCAAACACTAGCAAAACAGTTCGCAGGAGAAGCAAGCTTGCCACTTAACTCTCTTGGTATCGTCTTTGACAATCCTTCATCGGCAGAAGCAATGTATGCAGCTCAAAACGACCTGATCATTGAAGCTGAAAGGGTTAACAGCGAAAGCACTACAGCACTGGTTAACATTGCGAAGATGGTCTTAGCTATTAAGCGAAATTCCCTCATGCGTGATTTATCCGACCAAGATAAATCCGTAATGCCGAAGTTTGCAAACCCGATTCGCCCTTCAATGGCGGCACGAGCTGACTTCTCTATCAAGGTTGCATCAGCTGTTCCAGAGTATGCTCAAACAGAGCAATTCTGGGTTGATTTAGGCTACGACCAGCAGGCCATAGCAAGCATCCAACAGGATATTAGACGCGCTCAAGCCCAGAACGCTATAGCTCAACTGCTAGGTGGTGCTGATGAAAATAAGCAGCCAAACACTCAGTAATTACGGGTATGCAGTCGATACGATAGCCGCAAAAGCTAAAGATTACGTGATTTCAATAATCCGATACGGAATTGAGGTTGAAGGACTTTCTAGCGTTTCCGCTATTCGTGATTATGCAATTCTTGGACTAGAGCAAACATTGGGTGTTTTCGGAGACCAAGCGGCAGCATATTCAGCAAACGTCTATGATGCCTTGATGTCAGAATATGCACTCGATTTAGAGCCAGGCAAGTCTTACGGTATGGATTACAACAAAGAGCAACTAACAAGTTCTGTGAGATACCATGCCCAAAAGCTTGTTAATGGTGACTTAAATGGGTTTTTACAAAACATTGGACAAAAAGCCTTTGACCTTACCCGCAATACCGCAAATCAAACCATGATTAAAAACGCCAAGCGTGATTACAAGAAAGGCGTTAGATGGGCACGTGTTCCATCAGGGTTAGAAACGTGCGGGTTTTGCGTAATGCTTGCGAGCCGAGGTTTCGTATATCACACAAAAGAGTCCGCTGGTTATAACGTTTTAGGATTAAATCGGTTTCATTCATTTTGTGATTGCCGAGTTTTTCCAGGAACAGAAGATACGGAAATTGAAGGTTATGACCCAGAACATTTGTACGATGTATATCTAAATGCTCGAAATACTATCCACGATGACACATTTAGGAAATGGGAATCAGCCATTAGCTCCAATCAAACCATTGATTCGTTTAGCAAATGGCTAACAAAAGCGATAGTAAAAGAAATAGAAACGCGATCTCTACAGTGGGTTTATAAAAATGAGCCTGGAAAGATAACGAATGACAAGCGTGCGACACCATGGCCAAAAGAAATCAAAACAGTAAAAAGACTTTCGGAAATGGGTTTCGATTGCCACTTCATTGAAGCATCAAAGATAGAAGGAAAGCACACAGCTGATTTGCTTATCAACTCAAAAACATGGGAGATAAAACAGCCTGTTGGAAACATGAAAAAGAAAACAATAGGCAAAAACACCATCGACCATCAATTCGAAGAAGCTTCAAGGCAAAGCAGACGTATTGTCTTAGATATGACAATTGTAAACAGCTATAACTTAGGAGAATTGCCGAAAAACCAAGCAGTTGCATTGTTTTTTGGTAAATGGAGTAAAGCTTTTGACGAAATGCTACTGATCAGCGAAAGCTCAATAGAGAGATACAAAAAATAAAGCGGTTAGTGCTGCTTGCATTACTTTCCCCCCCGTATAGGTCGGCGGGCGCTTTATCACTAACCGCATTTCAACTATATCAAAGCAGCCAATGATGCATGCTGTGATCCCCCCCGTATAGGTCGGCGGGCGCTTTTCATTGGCTGCATTTAGATTATATAACCAATTCAGGAATCAAGCACCCGCATGGGTGCTTTTTTCATATATACGCAATGCTCCGCACGGGGCGAAACTACGCCCGAAAAGGGCGAGAAGGAGGCTGCAAATGGCAGATGAAAACAGCGCAAATCCAGAGGTTAACGAGAACAAAGGCGAGGTGCAAACCGAACAAGAACCTAAAACCGACTGGAAAGCAGAAGCACGCAAGTGGGAAGCACGCGCAAAAGCAAACAAAGAAAAGGCCGATGAGTTAGATGAGCTGAAAGAAGCACAGATGACTGAAACCGAAAAGCAGCAGAAAGAACTGGAAAAAGCGAGACAAGAAATCACGGCACTGAAACAAGAAAAAGAACGCAATAGCTGGATTAACGAAGTCTCAAAAGAAACAGGGCTTTCTGTCGCACAGCTAGGGGCTATTGCAGCCGAAAGCAAAGAAGAGCTCGCAGAAAGAGCGCAGCTTTTCATCGAAAAAAACAAGGAGCCTGAAAGAGTCATTCCCGTTGTTTTAGGTGATGGCAAGCACGCACAGCACGAACCATCACAAACCGCTAATGACTGGCTCAGATCAACAATCCCTAACCACTAATCACACTCGAAAGAAAGAAGGTTTTTATGCCAAATGTAAACGATGTACTTACCCGTACTGATATGGGTGATGGCGGAATTATCCCTATTCAGTACGCAACTGAAATCATAAAGAACGCACCTAAAAGCTCCGTTTTACTTACCCGTGGTCGTCATGTAACCATGACCTCAAAGCAGCGCAAGCAGCCTGTTTTAAACCTCTTCCCTGCTGCTTATTGGGTAGACGGTGACACTGGTCTTAAGCAGACTTCAAAAGCCCAGTGGAAGGGTTTGAACATAACCGCCGAAGAAATTGCGGTTATCATCCCTGTACCAGAAGCGATCATTGAAGATTCCGCTATTGATCTGTGGGCTGAAATCACCCCTGCTATTGCAGAAGCTTTTGGCAAGTTGATTGACGAAGCGGGTATCTTTGGAGTTGGTAAGCCTGATTCTTGGCCTGCTGCTATCGTTCCTGGCGCGATTGCCGCTAATAACGCAATTGAGTTGGGTACTGGCGTTGATTTGGCTGATGATATTGCCGCTATGGGCGAGACTTTGGCAGATCAAGGCTATGGAATGAATGGTTTTGCGTCTCAGCCTGGTCTTAATTGGAAGTTGCGCCGCTTACGCTCTAAAGACAATGAACCAATTTATCAGCAAGTTCTCGCTGACACTGGTACTACTGGTCTTTATGGCTTACCACTCAATGAAGTTGAAAACGGCGCATGGGATAAGGCTAAAGCCATGATTCTTGGTGCTGACTGGAATAACTTCTTGGTTGGTATCCGCAAAGATATGACCTTTAAGTGGCTCGACCAGGCGGTTATTTCTGATGCAGATGGCAAAGTTATCTTGAATCTTGCACAGCAAGACTGCGTAGCTTTGCGTGTTGTATGCCGTGTTGGTTTTGCTATCGCTAATCCAATTAACCAGATTCAGCCTGATGGAACCAAGCGTTTCCCTGCTGCCGTTATCACTCCTACTGGCGGTACCGATTATGCTGACGCTGACATCAACGGTGACAGCACCGTGACCGAAGCAGAACTTAACGCTATGACTGTGGACGGATTAAAAGCATATGCGGCTCAAAAGAATATCTCTCTTACTGGAAAGACCTCTAAGGCAGATATCGTAGCAGCGATCTTGGCGGGTCTTTAGGAATTAAAGGAGGGTAATTTATGGAAGCAGTAGCGACACTTGAGGATTATGAAAAACGCTATGGTGCGGTATCTGCCGATAAGAAAGAAGCCGTTGAAACGCGCCTTTTAGATGCTACGGGTTTGATTCTTTCTGAATTGCCCTCCTATCAAAAAGGCATAGACGAAATACTTGATGTAAACGTTGTTGCGGTTTGTTGCGAGGTTGTGCACCGTGCAATAATCGCACCTGATGCAATGGAAGGCATTAAGCAGGCTTCACAAACAGGCGGCTCTTATAACGCATCAGTTACGTTTTCTAATCCTGACAACGCACTTTATCTAACAAGTGCAAACAAAGACCGCCTAGGGTGTAATTGCTCTTACATTGGCGTGGGGGTGATGATAAGCGAATGATTGACTTATTAAATGCTATGGGGCTTTTCGAAGGCGAAGCCGTAGAAGTCTTGCGCCCAGTAGAAGGCGAACTTGATGATATGGGTGAACCCGCAATCATATGGGAGAGCGAAACGGTTGAAAATGTCCTGTGCGCTCCAAGTACAACAGAGGACTTAGAAGCAACACGGCCAGATGGTGTCAAAGTGTCTGTAACGTTTCATTTTCCAAAGACTTACAAAAAGTCTTTGCGTGGATGCAAGGTTCTATATAACCAAAACGAGTATCGAATAATCGGAAACCCTCTTCCCTACATGGAGCAAAACACCCCTGGGCAATGGAATTATCCAGCATTAGCGGAGGTGGTATATGGTTGATTTCAAGATAGACCTCTCTGGTATTGAAAAAATATGCAAAAGTGCAGGAATGAGATCAGCCTTGCAAGAGCAAGCGGACAAAATATGTACCGCCGCGACAAGTGAAGCTGAAAGCCTAATCCCAGCATTGCAAGAATACGCACACCAAGATTTATCGAAGATGCAAAACGATAACTACTATTCAGGCGTTGACGAGCTTACTCATACCTGTGTTGGGGCGGTTTGGGCTGGAAATCCCGTTGGGCTAATGGCTCAAAACGTATACCGAACCCTAGAGAAGCAGGGGGTATAAATGGCACTAAATACACAAGGAGACATCAGAAAACGTCTCGCAGAGTATCTATCCCCTATTCCTGTAAAGGTAAACGTCCCATCAGATAGACCAGATACTTTCGTGGTAGTAACGCGCCTTGGCGGCAGACGTGAAAACAAGCTAGTGGATAACCCCACTATATCTATCTATTGCCATGCACCAACTGAACAGAAAGCATGGGAACTTGCTGATAAAGTTGCAGACTTTATAGATAGACTTCGCTTCGAAGATGGGTATGCAAGCATAACTCAAGAGGTTATGTACAGTGACGTAGACTTAACCACACGAACACCTCGCTGGTACATGCGCTATTCAATGCAAACATACGAGAATTAAACAGATAACGCCCTATAGGGGCGTTTTTTATTTTAGGAGGAAAATATGGCAGATTTGGAACCAATCGACAATAACCTGACTACTGTTGGGCAGCCCACTGCGGGAGGTTGCGTTTATGTTGCTTTTAAAGCTGATCCAACACTCCCAAGCGATGCAACAACAAAGATGGACACTTTAACGGACTTTGTTTCTTTAGGTGACATTTCCGAAAACGGCTTCACCGAGGCTAACGCCCGCTCTAAGAACAAACATAAGAACTGGAACGGTGACGTTGTTCGAACCTCAATTTCAGACGAAGAGAACACCTACAAGCTTGAATTTATTGAACCTAACCGCCCCTCTGTTGCAAAACTTCGCTATGGTTCTGGAAACGTTGAAGCTGGAACAGATGGCTCGGTATCTCACATTAAGGGCGTTTTGGGAACCGATGAACAAGTCGCTCTTGTAATTGACGAACTTGAATCTGGTGGATTCTTGCGTCGTACCGTTATCCCTTGTGCAACCATTGATTCTTTCGACGATGTTGCTCACCAGAAAGGATCTTTGCTTGTGTACGGCATGACCTTTACCGCAGTTAAAGGCACAGGCAATATCTTCGACATTTATCGCGCAAAACCAGCAACAGCATAAACCGACTTATTTTTGCGTCCCCTTCTTGGGGGCGCATTTTTTATAGGAGAAAGAATGAAAAAAGAAAATCTCGAACGAATGAGTGAAGCCGAAATCATTCAATACGCAGAGGCTCTAGGTATTCCTAAAAAGGCAATTAAGGCAGCTAATAACAAGGCTGAATTTGTCTGGAATAGATGGAACCAAGAAGTGACCGTTTCCGCAGTTGGCCTTGACCTTAAAATCCCTGCAAAACTGTTACGAGACAAGGATTTAATCAATGCCCTTGCAAATCCAAACCTCACCGACAGTCAAGCAGATGAAATTATTATGAGACTCCTTGGAGAAACCCAGTACAACGCTTTGATAGACGCTTGTACCGATGAGGAAGGTGTCGTTGACGTAGTAGCTATGGGTGTTGCCTTTGGTCGCATTCTTTCTTCCCACGAACTAAAAAACTTATAACGCTTGCGGACTTAGAAGATAAGTATTTGTGCTTTCTAAGACATGACTTTAGACGCTTTTATTCATGCTCATACGACCAAGTGCAAGACGAGGAAGCTATAGACCTTATCCGAACGCTTCCAGAAGGATCTTTAACGGTGTCCGCAATTGACCCTGCAAGATCATGGGAAAAATGGCAACACTCACTAGCCGATATACAAGATCAACTGTTTGCACTTTTTACCAACGTCCCCAAGGGCGAAGAGCCACCGCGCGTCACGCGTCCTAGGGACTTAGTTGAGCGTAAGAAAGCCTTGGAATCAGCACAAGAAGCCCGTAAGCGAATCAAAGATCAAGAATGGGAGGAGGTTTAGCCTATGGCAGTTGTTGGAACAGCAGCTCTTAATATCGTTCCTAAGTTTCCTGGCTTATCATCAGCTATCAAAGGTGCTCTAGCCCAATACGATGGTACAAGCGCAGGTTCTAAGGCTGGAACACAATACTCAGGCGGTTTTCAGAAATCGGCATCTACAGGATTAGTTAAATCAGGAGCCATTGTTGGTGCCTTTGCGGCTATCACCAACAAAGCAATGTCAACCATAGCAGCACACGTAGGAGATGCATCCGCGCGTTTTGATACGCTAAACAATTATCCTCGCGTTATGCAGTCGCTTGGTTATTCTGCAAATGACGCATCAGCATCACTTTCCAAGATGGATAAGCACATTCAAGGCTTACCCACAACGCTACAAGGTATGGTTTCTACGGTACAGGGCTTGGCAGCTGCTACAGGAGACTTAGAGAAAGCAACTGATGCTGGTCTTGCACTCAATGACATGCTGATAGCTTCTGGTTCGAGCCAACAAATAGTAACGGCAGCAGCAGAGCAGTTTAGGCAGATGCTCTCAAAAGGAAAACCAGATATGCAGGACTGGAAATCCTTAGTGCAAGCAGCTCCAGGACAAATGAACCAGTTAGCGCAATCTATGTTGGGTCCTACCGCAAACGCCAATGACCTATACAAAGCTCTTGGCGGTGGCGGCGGTGAAGCTATCCTTACAATGGATGATTTACTCGATGCAATGATTCGGCTTGATAAAGAAGGTGGACAAGGATTTTCAAGCTTTGAAAGTCAAGCACGTTCAGCCTCGGACGGCGTACAAACCTCTGTAGCACGCGTCAATACAGCCATCACGCGCGGTCTTGCAAACACCTTAAAAGCCATCGGAAAAGAAAACATTGCGGGATTTTTAGGGGACATCAAAACAGGTATTGATAGTACCTTCAACACCATCAATCCAATGATTAGCAGTGTAATGCCTGTGGTTAAAACGCTGCTTGGCGTGATAAAAGAATTTGCACCACAAATCTTAGCCACAGTTGGGGTTTTTGGCATATTGCAAGCTAAATCAGTTGCGTTAAACAACGTTATCACCAGCGTTGGACAAGCGTTTAGCACTTCAATGAGCGCGAATATAGTGAGTGGTATGGGCAACATCCAAAAAGCTATGAGTGTTACGGCGGGTGTGGCTAATACGTTCAAGACAACGGCAGTAAACGCTCTAAAGTCTCTTGCTTCTCCTGCCAATATTGCGACACTGGCAATTACAGGAATTGTTGCGGCGATATCACTTGGTATTAAAGCCTACCAAAACTGGAAAACGAACACCGAGAATGCCCAGAAAGCCACCCAAGGATTAACTGATGCAGTATCGCGCACAGGAGCACTTGACCAATACAGCGGAAAAATTGCCAATGTTGGAAACGTTTCAAAAGATAGCGCCATGAGCATCAATGATTTGAATGCTTCAATTGCTTCAAGCGTGGACAAAATGAATGAAACAGCAAGCGAAGCAGAAAACCAAATCGCAACACTTAATACCGCACAGCAAATTATTCAAGATTGCGCTGGCGCTACAGATTTATCAACTGAAGCACAGGGTCGTTTGCAGTGGGCATTGTCTCAGGTAAATGAACAATTCGGGTTAAACATCACCGCGCAAGACGTTATGAACGGCACTTATACCGACCAGAACGGCGTTGTTCAGGACTTAACCTCTAGCATTGATAACCTTATCGCAAAGAAGAAAGAAGAAATCAGGCTAAACGCACTACAAGACCAATACACCGAAGCACTTAAGAACCAGGCAGAAGCCCAAAAGACCTTTGCCGCTGAATACGACAAAGCCTGGAAAGAAAACTACAACACAGCCATTGCGGCAGGAAACAGCGTTGAAGCAGCTACCAACCAAGCAAACAAAGCAATACAAAACTGGAAATCAAGCGCAAAAGACACGCTTGATTCAACCACAAAGAGTGTATCTGACCTTGAAGATCAAATGGGACAAGCCACGAAGGCAACCAGTGAAGCGGCAGACGCTTACGATAAGTTTACGAACAATCTCGGCGCAGCTGGAGACTTGCTCAAACAGCGCGGACAAAGCATCACAAGCCTTACTGATAGCTTACGCAATTTAGGGGCAAATACCGAAGATTTAAGTCACCTTGGACAAGAACAGTTAATGCAGCTCGCACAAGCCTATGACGGTACGAGTGCGTCAATTGTAGATTTGCTTGACCAATGGGGCGTAAAGATGGACGAGGGAGCTAAAAAGACCGCTAAGAGCGCGGATGAGATAAAAGCATCGCTTGAAAGCATGAAGTCTGGCGCTAATGGTGCTTTTGATGGCATCGACCTTACCACGTTTTCACAGAAGTTGGCAGATGCAGGAGTTAGCACTGAACAGCTAAACGCAATAGGCACTGAAAACCTAACTTCCCTTGCAAATGCATGTAATGGAAACATGGACATGATGGTTTGGGCTATCCAGCACTATAACGACACTCAGATCGTTGATAAAGACGGAAACATATTGGTTGATCAAGCCGAATTATTAGACGCACAGGGAAATGTTTACGTTTGGAACGGAACAACTCTTGTAAACAAAGCAACACAGGCAACATGCGACAGTGCAAGCCTTGTGGATGGTCAAGGTAGAGTTTACACATGGAACGGCACCAATCTTGAATACAAGAGCGGTACCGCAGATTCAAATACAGGCGGCTTACAGAGCGGCCTTGATATGATTGACCGCTGGAACAACTCTTGGCTTAAACCTATAACTGGTCGCATCACAGCGTTTATCTCACAGGTTTCAGAAAATGCAGCTGGTGGCATTCGCTTACATGCTGATGGTGGTATTGTTCCTCGCTACCATGCATCGGGCGGACACATCGCAACAAAGGCAGTACCACTAGATATTGTGGGTGAAGCAGGCGCGGAAGCGATTGTACCGTTAACTAATCGCAAGTATTCGCAACCATTTGTTGACTTACTTGCAGATGGCATCAACCAAAAGAACAACAACGATGATCTGATTGGCGCAATCATGGTTTTACACAATGACCTTAAAGCAATCTTTTCAATCATCCCTGAAAACATGAGCAAACGAGACCGAGAGCGATTCGTTAGGAGGACAATTGCACAAGTTTAAATACGTTGGTACGGTAACCAATCAAATAGTTGACCTTGATTGTCCCTTAATGACAATAGATCAAGGTCTTGGCTTTAGAGGGCGAGAATGGGCTTACGAATTGGGTCTAAATCGCATTACCAATATTACGAGACAAGCACGAGAAATTGATTTCGAGTATTCAACGGGTGACCTTGCCGAACTTGACCGCATGACACGTATTTTTGAAGCGGACATTGCAGCTGGCAAACCAGGTACTTTTTTCTATGGAGATTGGAGACAGAGAGGATTTGTCGTTTCGTCTTCCCCGAGCTCAATTTTTCACAAGGAGTACACGGCAACTGCCAAGGCAGTGCTTCTTGATGGTGTGTGGCGCAAACCTGAAATTTTGGGAATGTACCCAAATTCGGGGGACACCGATGGAACAAAAAAGTACTCATACGAATACGCGTATGAGTACGCATCAACCTTTGGCGTACGTTACGTAACAGTAGACGATGCTAACCCTATTTGCTTTAGCTTGACCATCTGGGGCTATGCCGTATATCCATCAATCAAAATTGCGGATAACACCTACCACTACAAGCTGATTATTCCTAATAACTCCTATCTTCTTGTCGATTCAAGACCAGACCCAACGGTTACGTTGGTAGATCAATTAGGTAAACGCTCAGATGCTTTTGCTCAAGCCGAAAGAGGAGAAGGCGAAGGGTCAGGCAATTATGCTTTCCAGCGCATCCCAACTGGCACTCACGCAGTAATTTGGGATGACACCTTCGGCTTCGATATAACTCTTTGGCACGAGAGGAGTGAATTGCCGAATGAATATAGTGATTCTTGACGATAGCGGCACTGCTCTTACAGAAACCTCAAACTATGATCTCGACCTACAGTATGGAGACGATAAAAACAACTTCGAACTATCAAATATAGATTTTAGGCTTTATGCAGGCTACCGAATACAGATAGACGGTACTCCCTTTGGTGGAATTATTGATACGGTTTGCACGTCCCTAACAGCTATTGGTTCTACCCTCTCCTACAAGGGAAGAACGTTTCAGGGGATCCTTAAAGACAAGACAATCTCACCCCCAAGTGGGTCAACACATCTTGTCTTAAGCGGAGATTTAACAAGCATCATCACTACGATAATCAATCAAATTGGATTGTCCGATTTTTTCGATGTTGCCCAAACGCCAACAGGATACACAGTTAGCAACTACAAATTTTACCGATACATCAACGCATACACCGCTTTGCGAATGGTTTGCGCAAGCGTAGGTTGCCACTTAATCATTAAAGCCCACGATGGGAAACCGATTATCACCGCAAAGAAAAACGACCTTTACGGAGACATCCCGTCAGAGACCGTTTATTTCGATGCAGAGAAAAACGTTACGAAATACAACCACATTATCGGACTTGGCAAAGGAGAAGGAACTGCGCGTGAAGTGGTTCATTTCTACGCTGATGCGGCTGGCGTGATATCTACCACGCAAACACTTACAGGAGTGAATGAAAGGGTTTACAAATACGAGCTTTCCTCCGAAGAGGGAGACGATCTAAAGAACAAGGTTAAAAAGAAACTCCAAGAGTTACAAAACGATGGCGAAGTTGACATTGATTTGCCCGATGCAACGACCTTAGACGTAGGAGACAAGGTAACGGCAGTTAATTCCGAACACGGAATAACAGCAAACTCTGAAATCGTAGATGTGGTACTGAAAGTATCGAGTGGTATATCGAGCGTCCAATACACAACAGGAATAGCAGACTATCCAGATACCGAGGAGGACTAATGGGAAAAACAGAAAACCTCGTGCAATACGAATGTGACAGGTGCGGGTATAAAGAACTCGTCAGCGCAACAGATGCACCGCCTGTTACATCCTGGCAAGAAGTAACCAGATTTGACTCTAACGGCAAAGAGAAAAAGGCACTCTTATGTGGTTATTTTTGCATGCCCGAATACAACAGACTCGTAGACAAAGAAGACAAAGCTTTTGCTAACTTCATGAAAGGCGGTAACTAATGGGTCTACAGCTTAGAACAGGTAAAAACGGAAAGAATGTCACCTCAGATTCCGATGGTCGCTTATATGCGGGAATCGCTGGTACAGACAGGTATGTATTAGATGACGGCAACAAGCTTGCTGCATCTTTAAGTGATTCAAACACACTTGTCGTACAGTCAGGAGCAATGCTAATTAACGGAAGGCATGTAACCCTTGACGGAACACAGACTTGGAACATTCCAAACGGTGCGCAAGGCAAAAAACGATCCAATCTCTGTGCCGTAAGATACACAAAAGACAGCAACGGAACAGAGATAGCAGAAGCAGTTACCTTAAGCGGAGATTTAACTGACGGTGACCCTGTTGACCCCGCCTACAACAACACCTCAATCCTCCAGAACGGAACTACGATCTCAGACTATCCGCTATACCGCGTTATTACTGATGGAATTTCAGCTAATGATCCCGTCCCCCTCTTTAACGTCTTGACTCCTTTAGCAACCCTCGGGGCTTCTGTAGACCAATACACGAAGAATGGTTGGGATGTTATTAAAATTAAAAATAGAGCAATTTGCAGCCTGACGAAGCAATATGTGTTTACGCCAAACGTTGAAAAACCGTTTGGCGGGACTATCACCGTAAACAGACAACATATTATTCAATCCCTGCCGTTCGAAATGAACAACATGACGGGGTCTGTTACGGTCGATGATCGCGATGGTTTCACGAATTTTTCAGTTGCTACAGGGACGCGAACGGATATCGAGGTCGATGTCTATCTAGCAAACCAATCAGCAAATAGCGTTATTGCGCATCTGATAATCATCGGAACAATCGTATAGGCTTCTGTAGACTGGGGTAGTTCTAGTGAGTGGACTTGGAAGAAGTACAGCAACGGCTGGTGTGAACTTTGGTGTACTCACACGTACAATTTGACAAAAACTGGAAACTATTGGTTTGGTAGTATAAACCTGCCTTTCGAATTATACAAAACGGCGAATTCTAATAAGGATTTTAAGTGTTTCGTGTCTGGTGGAGGATACGGTGTGAATGCTCTATATCCGCTCGATTACATATCAAATACAACAGTTAATTCAGTTGATGTTGCGTCTGTAGGTGTTGCCAGTGATGGAACTGGTTCAAAGAATGTGCATTTCTACGTTATCGGTAAATGGAAATAAGGGAGCTATTACAGCTCCCTACTTTTAGCTGTCTTGCAGAACACCTTCTACGAACAACATGAAGCCTCCATCGGTGGCACTCGCGTTATTCATAGCGAAAGTAGCGATAATACTATTTCCGATGATCTGAGCAACCTGACAAAACCCCTCACGTGCTGTTGACACAGCTGATGCCGCTGCATTACTGAATGAGAAAGGGAGAGTCTCTTCAATTTTCTTGTAACCGAAAGTCAACGAACCGCTATACTCGGTTTTTTTCTGTAGGTTTATTGGGCTAAAAGAAACGTTTTTCCAGCATCGGCAATAACTGCCTATTTTTATATAGCCCCATCCCAT